ATGGATATTTAAGCCAAGCTATTATAGAAGTTTTGCAAGAAGAAAAGAAGAAGTCTTATGATGAAGGATATTTAGAATGTTCTATGGACAATGCAGGAATAGACGCTTAAGTAAATAATAAAAAAAAATGTTAAAAACAGATAAAACAGCAATAGCGTTAGCTCTAGTAGCAACAGTATTTATAGGACTAATGTTCTGTATGTATTTAGAAACTGTTTCAATCGCTATTGAATGTTCAAAATAAAAGTATGAAAGTACCCAAAAAACCAAATAGAATGGACAGGGAATTAGTAGACGATCCTTACCTAGAACTAAAGGAGATCAACAAACAATTAGCTATAGACGCTTACAATAAGATATACGATGATAAGAAATGGGATAGAAAGAGAATATTATTAGCACAAATAAGTAATAAAACATTATGAAAATAGAAAAAATAGTTGATAAGTTATATGACCTTCATGAAGATTGTATTGATGGAGAATGTTGTGTACAAAGGACAATACCTTTCTTAAAAAAATACCTAAAAGAAGTATATGAGCAAGGGAAGAAAGATGGATATAAAAATCATTTGTATAAAGATAATGTTGAAACCTATAAGGAAGTAGAAGCACTTATTAAGGCAGAAGAAAGAGCTAGAATAAAGAAAGATATAGAGGGAATGAAATATACTGGTAGTAAGTTAGTGTTGGAAAGCACTATGGATGCGAGTATATCTGCTACTAGGGGATATAATAGAGCGTTAGAAGATGTTATAGAAAATAAAATAATAAAATAAGTATTTCAAACAAGTAGATATAACCCTTTATTAATAGGCTGATAATAGGGGGAGAGAAAAGACTGGACGTATAGGTCTTTTTTATGTTATAATGGTTATAGGGTTAAGAAACTAACCTTCAATCAAGTTAAAATAGTCTTTTAAAATAGAGACAAACACAATAGACTTGAATAAAACAAAAGAACAAAACTAAACAGATCACGAATGGATAGAAGAATCTAGTTAATTTTGTGTAATCAAAAACTCTATGGAAGAATACGCATACAAATGGGGAATAGCTATGGGAATCTTAATAGGAGGACTAATCGCTAGTGTTACAATACTAATAATGGCTTAACAAAAAGCGACGCTTGAAGTAAAAAGAATAGCTTATCTAAGCACTAACTAGATTTTAATAAGAACTATGGCAAGTGGAAGAAAAGGATTTTACGAAGAACTTAAAATAAAGAAATACTTATCAGAGCTAACACCTTTGATGTTTGATTATGTAATAGATGTAATGAAAGGCGATGATGAAAAAGCTAAAGAGAAAATGATTGAAAAGATATTGCCTAAGATTATAGAGAAAGGAATGCCTACACAGATAACAGGAGAAGAAGGAGGAGCAATTATAATTCAAGTTGCGACAGAAATCAAGGAGAAAAACTCTAATGAATAAGAAATAGTAGAAAATTATGGCAACTCTAACAAAAGCACAGGCAACAATAGCGAAAGCGAAGAATAGATTTAGGGTAATAAACTCGGGGAGAAGGTTTGGTAAAACTGTGTTAGCTGTAGAGGAAATCAAGGGGAAGGCACTTTATCATAATGATTGTAGAGTGGTGTATATTGCCCCGACCTACCAACAAGCAAGAGACATAGCTTGGCAAATGCTAGTAAAGGAACTAAAGCCAATCACCGTAGGTAAGCCTAATGAATCAAGACTAGAGCTAACTGTTAATAACCTTAAAGGTGGTACAAGTATCATACAGTTAAGAGGTTGGGAAGCAGTAGAGACATTGAGAGGACAGCACTTTGACTTCATTGTAATAGACGAGGTAGCTATGATGAGGAACTTCTGGGTCAACTGGCAAGAGGTGTTAAGACCTACACTTACAGATACGAGAGGAGAGGCTATGTTCATATCAACTCCTAGAGGGTTTAATCATTTTTTTGACCTATTCAACCTACAAGACGAAGACAAAGAGTTTAAGTCATTTCATTTTACCAGCTATGATAACCCACATATACCAGCAGACGAGATAGACAAGGCGAAAGACCAGATGACTGAAGATAGATTCGCACAGGAGTATATGGCAGACTTTAGAAAGACAGAAGGATTAGTATATAAAGAATTTAACAGAGATAAACATGTTACGAAGAAAACCGAGGAGAACATTAACGAAACCATCTTGGGAATTGACTTCGGATACACAAACCCAGCCACAATCATCCCAATCGGAATCGACAGAGACAATCATTACTGGATCAAAGAAGAGTGGTACAAAACAAAACAAACTACCGACCAAATTGCAGAACAAGCGAATCTTTACAAGGCGAGCAAGGTCTATCCAGACCCAGCAGAACCAGACAGGATTCAAATCCTTAAAAGAGAAGGCTTAAACGTAAGAGAGGTAAGTAAAGATATAGTCGCAGGTGTAGATCATGTAAGAGAATTGTTTAAACAGAACCGAATACATATACATCCTGACTGTAAGAATTTAATATACGAACTAGAAACATACCGATACCCTGAGAAGAAGCCTGAAAAGAATGGAGAAGAGAAGCCAGTAAAGGATAATGACCATGCGTTAGACGCCTTACGTTACGCTCTCTACACTACTAAACCAGTAATAGAACAACCAAGAGACGAATATTGGGAACAAAATGGAACTCATTTCGTCGATGGTTAAATATAAATATGAAGGAAAACAATAACAAAGCTCTAAAAAACTCAGAGGAGGAGAAGATTATCTCTACCTTATTTGATGAGAGAGACAACTATCAACAGTCAAACACAGAACAACGTGATACTGTTAATCAAATCTATTCTGCTTATGTAGGAAAGGTAATAGAAACTACCCCTAAAGACCAATCTAAATCACAGGAGAACACACAGAAGCTTAGAACTGAGATAGCTTATATTGTTCCATCTATATTTAGTGGTAACCCTGAACTAGAAGTAGAGGGTGTTGGACCAGAAGATAAAGAGATAGCTAAGATATATGAAAAGATTGTAAACTATCGCTTAAATACCATTCCACAGGCTTATGAGAAGATTGAAGCTTGGGTAAAACAATCAGCAGGTGTAGGAACATCTATCATGCAGATTTGTTGGAAGTTCATCACTAAACAGAACGAAGACGGAACAGAGACACCTACAGTAGACGAACCATACTTTGAAGTACCCAACATGTTGGACTGCTTCTATAACCCTATTATCCCTGATATTGAAGGACAGAAGTCTATGATTTTTAGGTCTATCTTAGGAACGTATGATGTACGGAATAATGAGATGTATGACTATACTGATATAACAGGTAAACTTAATAGAGAGAAACTAGTAGAACCTGCAACAAGAGAGATTAATGATTATGACTCATCTAAGCAACTTGCAACTGATGGAATAGAATCTGAAAGAACTGCTGACGGAACTATAGAAGTGTTTGAAAGAATAACTCCTGAGAAATATCAGACTGTTGCTGTAAGTGGAGAAGGTAAGTTAGTACTAAGAGAGAAACCTAACAACTACCGATCAATCAAAGCAGTTAAGCTTACTCACGAACCTAACATGATTCCTAATAGATTCGATGGATTTGGGGTAGGACAGAACTGTATAGCGTTAGACAAGCTATATAACAAGATGATGAACAGAATGGTTGATAGTGTTGCACTTACTAATAACCCTTTCTTCTTATTTAGAAAAGGTGTAAATATTAACAAGAAACAATTTGTAGTTAGACCAGGTGGAGGAGTAGAAGTAGATACAGATGGACCACTTCAGGAGGCAATACAAGCTATTCAATTCCCAGACATTAAACAAGGAGCTATAAGCTTGTTAGATAACATTGATGACCAACACAAGAGAGCTTCTGGAGCTAATGACCTTATACAAGGCTCTGCTTCTAACGATACACTAGGACAAGACGAGATAGCTTCAACATACTCTTCTAACAGGTTTGAACTTATTAATCGTAGATTCAAACAAGCACTAGCAGACGTAGGACGTTGCTTAATTGAAATGGAACTAGAGAACTTACAATCACCTGACGCTGAAATACTTAGAATCTTCCCGGAAGAACTAAGACCACAAATCTATGAAGTTCTTATAAGTCAGAAGGAGAATGTTAGATGGGATATTAAAGTTAAGGGAAACACAACAATCGCTAAGAACAAAGACGTACAGATAAGACAAGCTATTGAAATGTTTGACCTATTTGGTCCAGTATTACCAATAAAGAATCAAATGGCTTGGGCTAGAAAACTCCTAGAACTTAGAGGAATAGATGACATTGATAAACTCGTACCCACTGAAGAAGAAATGCAACAACAACTGCAAGGACCAATGGAAGGAGCTGAAGGTGGAACTCACATGATGCCAGGCGGAACAATGATGGCTGATAATCAAATGCCACAAGGTGTACCACAACAATATTAATTTAAATAAACTCTATGAACGCAAGAGAAACATTTGAAGAACTAACAAGAGCAGTACAGATGATTGAGTCTACTGAGTTCAAGAAGTACATAATGAAACCAATCGGAGAAGAGATGATTAAATGTAAGAACGCATACGACTGTAAGACACTGAATGAACTGAATACTGTTAAAGGAAAGAAGATAGGTTTAAAGATAGTCCTAAAACTAATGAAGAAAATAGTTGCTGAAAGAGAAAACGCACACGATGATTTAGATACTTAGGTAGGAAAAACTCTACTATCCTAAGTTTCGAAATAAAGGTCGAAGAAACTTAACAATTAAATAACCCAATCAAAAAATATGGATACTATTGAAAACAATGAACCCGTAGGGGGTGCTGACGTTACAGCCTCTCAGGATACTTCGGAGGACAATACCCAGACTGCGGAAGCTCCTCAAGAGACTACTAACGAGAGTCAAGAGACAGTGGACGCAGGAGAAGCACCTGAAGAACTTATAGCTGGAAAGTATAAGACAAAAGAGGATTTAGTGAAAGCATACAAGGAACTTGAACAAGGACAAGGCAAGCTCAGTCAAAAAGCTGAACTAGCTAACCTCATTGAACAAGAAACCGGTATGTCTGCATCTCAAATTAAGGAAGCATTGGCTAACCAACGTGAACAGAGGAATCAACAGCAAATACAGGATAATCCTGGAATGGCTGCCTTTCAGAAAGTTAACGAGTTAGAGAACCAATTAGCCTTACAGAACGAAGAAAAGCAGCTTGATAGCTACTTGGCTTCCGAAGAAGGAAAACCTTACGCTGAGTTCAGAGATAAAATTCTTAATCTTTCCTTAAACGATCCTAATTATAGTCAGAACAATACCCCTTATAGCGAAATTGCTGGTGAGTGGTTTGGACAAGCTATAGCTAAAGGTCAGGAAGGTGCTTACAAAAAGATTGAAAACAAAAAAAATCAAACTACTGGAACTGGAAACCAAACAAAGCAAGAGAAAGTTGGATATGCAGCGTTGAAAGACATGCCACTATCTGAACGACTCCGAACCTTTGAAAGCTTGCAGTAATAGAGTTTGATAACCAAATAGATGACTGATGTAAACACAAAGACAACTAATGCTTTTAATGCTGCTGATGTACCACAATATTATGATGACTTGTTCCTAGAACGTGTTCAACTTAATACAATTCATGACATTCTTTTCACTGAGAAGGATATTCCTACGAATGGTGGTAAGGTAGTGTTCTTTGATAGAATGACCCCACGAGCTGTAGCTACTACTGCTCTTACTGAAGCTGTTACTCCATCTGCTATTTCTACTTCTTCTGTTCAAATTTCTGCTATTGTTGCAGAATATGGTGATTTCGAAAAAGTTTCTTCTCTTTTCGAATTAGTAACTTTTGACAAAGGACTTAAAGAACATGTAGAGGCTATGGGACAGGCTGCTGGTGAAACTATCGACACACTTTTAAGAAACGAACTAGCTTCTGGTGCTACTGCACAAATTGTGAATGGTGCTGCTAGTGTTTCTGCTCTAGCTGCTACTGACACATTGTCGGTTGCTGAACTACGTAAAGCTGTGAAGACTCTTAAGCGACAAAAAGCACTGAAGTATGAAGATGGATATTACAAAGGTGTTATTTCTGTAGGAGGTACTTTTGACCTTCAAGGAGATAGTAACCAAGGTAACTTCGTTGCTGCTAATCAATACAAAACACCTGAACTTATTAAGAAGGGTGAAATTGGAAAATTAGCTGGCGTTATCATTCATGAAACTAACAATGAACATGTAGATTCTGTTGTATCAACAGCTTACTCAAACTTTGTTGGTGGAAAAGAATGTGCTGCTATGATCAAAGTTGGTGGAAAAGGAACTGGACTTATTATGCAAGATGGCACAAGTACAGATAACCCTCTCAAGATGTATAAAACACTTGCTTGGAAAATTCCTGGATTCGCTGCAAAGACTTTGAATAGTAACTGGTTAATCAATATTAAAGCATACTCTGCTTAATAGGATTGTTTGGGAAGATACCTCAAAGTTCTTCCTAAATTGAGGAAGCAATCCCTCTAATAAAATAATTAAATAAACTTTACAAACATGAAACTCATAAACTCTAATACAGTACTTTTAAAGGAAAAAGAATGGAAAGCTCCTAAAGCTAAGAAAGGAGACGAAACACCACTACCAGAATCTAATCCAGAAGTAATTGGTGAAGCTACAGTTATCCAAAGTCTTGATGAAAGACTAAAGAAAGGAGACAAGGTTATGATTAACAGGACAGGAATACTTGATACTCCAATCGGTAAGAATAAATATGTCTTAATTGATATTGAAGACTGCCTAATAAAACTATGAGGATAGCTAATAGAAGATTCGAAAAACTTGCTAAACGTATGGGATTTAAAGTCCTACATGGAAAGCGAGATAAAGATATAGATGAAGTTATCTATAAAGGACTCAAGATATTCTCTATCCCATCACGAATGAACGCTTACAAGAATGACCTACACCGATGGCACAACATGGTATTGCCTAACCTACATGACCTAGAGATTAAAACTAGAGTAATGTGGTTTAGAAATAACAACTCATTTTGGTTTAGAGATATGATAAAAGAAGTAGCTAACCAGAAATTTAACCCACAAGAATATGTTTAAAAACTCTATTAAGGTTCACTCAATATGGACAGATTGGAACAGAAAAGGAGCTAAAGGATTATATGGAGGAATTGGATGGTACAGAATCTTAAACCCACTCACAAAAATTGAAAACTCTACCACACAAGGAGAGATTGTTTTAGGTACAGACAAGAGAATGGAAAACCTAAACAAGATATTCGGAGACAAGAAGGTAATCATTACAAAGTATGTTGATTCCATCGTTGCAGTTAATCACCTCCTTACAATCAGAGACATCTCAGGAGCTAAACTGATAGTTGATATAGATGATAATGTCTTTGAAGTACACCCTAACAACTACGCTTACACAGAAATAAACCCAGAAAGTGAAGCAGTTAAAGCGTTTGCCTACTTATTCCAAGAAGCTGATGGATTGATATGCTCTACAAAACCTCTCGCTGATTACATGAAAAGATACAATAAGAAGGTATGGGTAATAGAAAATTCGATAGATGAAGATATATGGAAAGAACCTTTAAAAAAGAATAAATCAGGTAAAATAAAGATAGGTTGGGTATATGGACCAGCTCATGAACAGGATATAGATATATTTGTTCCAGTAGTTAAAGAGATTATAAAGAAATATCCTAACGTAGAGATTAACCACATAGGTTATAAGTCTGAAATATTTGATAAGTTTGAAAGACAGAAGCTAATTTGTGGAACACAAGGATACAAAGAGTTTCCTAAGTTCCTAGCCTCACTCGGAATGGATATACTAGTAGCTCCACTAATAAATGATGAATTTAATAGAGGGAAGTCCAACATTAAATGGATGGAAGGAGCTATGTGCGAGATACCAATGGTTTGTAGCCACGTTAAACCTTATAGTGATTCAATCACTCAAGGTAAAGACGGATACCTAGCAAGGACTACTGCTCAATGGATCAGACATCTCTCAACATTGATAGAAGATAAGGCGTTAAGAGTTAAGATAGGAAAGGAAGCTAAGAAGACTGTTCTTAAAAATCACAATGTTAAGGAAGCTTTACCTAAATACGTTAAGTTATTAGAAGAAGTTACTGCATACGAAGAAACCAAGCTAACAGTTATTGTTACTCGAAGGAAAGGAGAAAGCGATGATATAGCTATGGATAGTCTTAAACGACAAACATTCCAAGACTTCCACGTTGTAAGAGTAGAAGACGTAGATAGTAAAGGTCAGAACTGGGCTAAGAACGAAGGACTTAAAGAAGTTACTACAGAATATGTATTGTTCTCTGATAACGATATTAAGTGGAAAATGGACGCTATTAAGAGCCTAAAGAGAGTCTTAGACGATAATGAAGACATTTCTTACGCATTTGGAGCTTATATCTGGAATGTAGAAGGATTTGAAGAGCAACACGTCCAATGTAAGGAACAATGGAGTGAGAATAGACTAAAAGACTTCGACAAAGGCAACATAGTATCAACAATGTCAATGGTTAGAACGAAAGATTGTCCTAAAATGGATGAAAAGGTAAAAAGACTAACTGATTGGGATATGTGGCTAACAATGCTACCCAAGAAAGGACTACATTGTGGAAAGATTATCTTTGCAACAGAATTTAAACAGAAAGGCGTTAGTGCTAGTGGAAGAGACAAGTACGACAAAGCGTTAAAAGATTTAAAAGTTAAACATAAAACTCTATGAAAATAGCAATATTTACTCTAACAAGAGACCGACTAGACTACACTAAGAGAAGTTTCAAGTCTTTAAAGGAAAACGCTGGATACGACTACGACCATTACATTATAGATAATGGAAGCACTGATGGAACAGTTGATTGGCTACGAGAGAGCAAGGACTTTAAAGGTGTTATCTATAATTCAACGAATGTAGGCATCAGTAAGGCGTGTAATCAAGCACTAGAGGCTATTAACAGCAAGTATGACCTCATTATTAAGATGGATAACGACTGCGAGATAGTATCAAGCGACATACTGAAAGAATTAGTATCAATTTACGAATCAATACCTCCATTCTTCTTAAAGTTTATGTTAAGCCCAAGAGTAGAAGGATTAAACAACCAACCACAAAGAATAGACACGATTGATATAGACGGACACAATATTGGAATCACTAACATTATAGGAGGAATATTCCAACCAATGCTCTCAGAATGTTATAAAGGATACAAATACAAAGAGAACCTACCAAAAGCCACAGGACAAGACCAAGATATTAACGGATGGTTTAGAACTATGGGAGGACAAGTAGGATACATTGAAGACCTAATCGTAGAACACATGGACACTACAGAAGGACAAAAGAAAAAATACCCTAAATACTTTAAAAGAAAAGAAGGTGAAGAAGCTTACACAAAATAATCTCAATACTCAGAAGTTCTGGGAAGACGAAGCAAAGAAAGGATACCTAGAAAGTTATCACAACTCTCATCTTTCAATGGGATACTTAAAAGCGATACTAGGAGAGATTGACCCCCAAGATACTATATTAGATGTAGCTTGTGGTAGTGGAGTGCTTACAAAGTACCTAAATGGTTCTGGAAAAGCTGAAGGATGTGATTTCTCAAAGGAATCAGTTAAGTTTGTAAATGATAAGTTGGGGATAAAGACATTTCATTGTGATTTAAACAAAGATATACCGAAAGAAGACGAATCTTATGACGTTTTAGTAGCAACTGAGTTATTGGAACACCTTACAGACCCTAAAAAGACTGTGAAAGATATGGTAAGAGTCGCTAAGAGGAAAGTAATAGTGTCAGTTCCTTACGATAACGGAAAACCACAGTCGGAAGAACACAAATGGTTGTTCACACCTAAAGATATAGCTGAAATGTTAAAGCCTTACGGAAAATATACTGTAATGGTAGAAACAGAGATGGATAGAATCATAGGAATAGTAGAAAAACCTCAAACATACATAGTAGACGCTGACGATTTCTGCGAAGAAAACAACGGACTGGAAACATTAGAATATATTAAATCTAAAGTTCCAAATTTTAAGATAAGTTTATTTACAATACCTGGTTTATGCTCAAAAGAATTTTTAGATAAGATTAAGAAACTAGACTGGATTGATATGATTCCACATGGAATGAAACACCAGACCCCCCTAGAAGCTCTGAAATGGACGTATGACGAGAGTATACAGTATCTGAAAGCAATTGAACCTCTAAACCTTACAAGAGGATTTAAAGCTCCTGGTTGGCAAATCTCTGACGGAATGTATATAGCTTTAAAAGAGAAAGGATATTGGGTAGCCGATCAACCTTACAACAATAACCGAAGACCAGAAATGAAAACCTACTTATTAGACGGTAGAAACAAAAAACATTATCACATTGGACACATGGGAGGACACAACATTAACGAGATAAGTGATTTTGTAGAAGAATTAGTTAATTTAAAAGGAGAATTTAAGTTTATAAAAGATGTCAGAGCCATTCAAAACTAGAGTAGAACCAACTGAAACAGTGGAAGCTCCACTTGCTCCTGTTGTTGTAGAACATGGAGAAGTTGCTGAGGAATTTCATACTCAAAACGAGCAAGAAATGATTGAGTTATTCGAGACAGAAAAAGGACACAAGTATTCAGAAGATTATTTCGGGCTAAGAGAAGTATCTGCTGGGGATTTCAATGTAAAGATGATAATGGCTAAGATAGACAAGTTTGTTAAGGGAGAAATAGAATCAAAAGAATTTGATAAAACTCTAACAAATTATCGAAGTATATTAAACGAAATAGAAAGTAAAGTGAACTCTACACAACTAAATGGCAGAGCTAGATTAAATAAGATTTTAGCTTATATCGGACTTATGAAAAAGACAGCCAAACTAGAGGAGTTGAAGAAGAAAGTCTTTGGATAGAAGATTTTATTCTCTCTGTGTTTGTAGAGTTCGCAGGGAGAATTAAGCATTTTATATAAATAAAAAACTATGGCATATGTAAAGAAAACTCTTGCAGATTTAAAACAATCGCTAGCTGATAGACACGACAGTGGAACACTACCGACAGCTTCAGCAACAATAGCTTTCTGGAGAAGACTTCTAAATAGAGGTCAGGTTTATTGTACCGATAAACTAAGACTAGAAAAGGAAATAACTCTTACAACTGTAAGTGGAGTAATAGATTTGCCAGATGACTTCATAATGATTTTAAGAATCTTTGATGGAGATAGAAATGAAACTTTCCAAGTAGACAAAGACTCAGAAGTTACACAAGTAGGAAATAAGTATTGGATTACAGGAAACCAATTTGACGGATTTGTTCTTAACACTCCTAGCGATACAGAATACACAGTCCACTATGCTTTCAGACCTGCTGAAATGACTAACGAGAATGATGTGTGTATTATCCCTGACCCAGAAGCAGTAGTAGCTTACGCTTACTCAATGCTTAGAAGAAGTGAAACAGACCCAATCGGAGACGCTGACCTTTCAATGCAAGAATGTATTGATAGACTAGCAGAGGTACAAAGTGTAGATAATATAAATGATAAATTTGAAGGTTTAACAATATCTTAATGCCAGAAATAAAATCAAAACAATTTGACGACTTAGGGAAGGGATTGAATCTCTTTACTAGAGACACTATGCTCAAAGAGAATGAGTCTGCTGTGGCTTATAATGTTTGGGCTACAGGTAAAAACTCTATTGAAAAACGAGAAGGTGTAGTAAGACTAGCAACGCTAGATGGTGCAGACCAGGTAGACGGATTAGGAACTTACTATAATGGTTCTACTAGAGAATTACTGGCTATGATAAACGGAAAGGTTTATAAGATGGAAAGTGGAACTCCAGTAGCCCTTACAGGTTTAAATACTTTTACAGCAGGAAAGAGAACAGACTTCTGCCAAGCTGGTGGTAAGGTTTTTATCGCTAACGGAACAGAAAACATTAGATACTATAATGGAACTACAATCGCAGAAGAAACAGGAACTATTGTTGGTTCATTTTTAATATATTACAAATCTACTCTTTGGACAGCAGGAAACCCAGACGCAGGTAATGGTTCAAGATTATATCGTAGTGGTAATGGAGCTGACGCTGGAAGTGCTATTGGAAACTTTACTTATAATGTTTCAACTAATCCTTTAGCAACCTCGGTGTTTATTTCTCAATCAGATGGGCAAGACTTAAGAGGAATGTTTAAACATCAAGATTACCTATACCCAGTTAAAGAAAGGTCTTTATGGAGAGTAACAGTAGGAACTGACGCAGCAGGCTCAATAGCACAAGAGATGATTGACCCAAGTAGAGGTTGTGATTCTCATTTTTCTATCGACACAGTAGACAATGATAACTTCATGTTTAATGAACAAGGAGTTTATGCTACCGGATATGAACCAAACATTTTAGACCAGATTAGAACAAATATAGTTTCACTTAGAGTAGACGACAAATTACATAACATTCAAAAAGATAGACTAGATGATGTAGTAGCTCTTTACTATGATAATCATTATTACCTGTCTTATAGTTCAGGTGGAAGAAGCCATAACGATACTATAATGGTTTATGACCGACAAAGATTAGGTTGGTGGGAATTTCAAGTAGCAGATATGAATGGAAACCTTACTGGTGCTAATTGTTTTTCTGACTACAAAGATACAAGCGGAGCAACTAAGTTATACTTTGGTTCTGCAACAGACGGAAGTGTTTACTACTTTGATGAAGAAGTTAAGCAAGATGATGGCTGGTCAATACCTACTGAATGGAGGTCTAAGAAATTTGAATTAGGAGATTACTCACAGACTAAGTTTTTTTATCAAGCTTTGGTTTACTTTGGAAAAGCTACATCAAAACCTACTATAAATATCTACATAGACGGAGAACTAGCAGGAAGTAAAACAGTAACGATAGGAAACGAGGGCTACGCTGGAATAGGAATAAACTCAATAGGAGTAGGAACGATAGGAGTAGGTGGAGGTTCGATAGACATAGCAGATGAGGGAGGCGGAGACTGGGTATCAATCCCACTATCCAAGATGGGTAGAAACTTACAATTTGAAATCGTAGAAGAAGATTTAACAGGAACAAGAGGATGGGAACTAAATGCAATTCAAATCCAATCAATACCAATTAGTAAAGTCTTTCAACCGAACGTAAAATAATTTAAAATAATTTAACAAATAATTTAAAACAATATGAGCGTAAACCACCAAGAGAACTTTGCAACCAACGCTACTGACGCTATAAGCTCAGGAGCAGTAACTAGTCCGCTAAACGCTATACCAAGCGTAGACGCTGAATATTACCTAGCATTTGACGCTACTAATATAAATGGAAACTACGAAGTTAAGAGAATTACAAGTGATAACGCTACTCATGTATTTCACTCTGCCTTAGCTAATGACCATACAACTGCTGAAGAAGTAAGAATGATAAGTCCAGCAAGAGAAATGGACTTACCTTATCAAGTCGCAGAAGGAACAATGTTAAATGGAAAGATTGTGCCTAGCGTAGCTTCAGACGACCTTACAGTAGCTCTTAAAACTAAAGCAGGAAATGACCCATCGGAAACTGAGCCAGTATATGTAATAATAG